ATCTGTATGTGAATTATTATTTGTTCCATTATTGAAATGAACTACCGAAGCAGTAGTAGCATTATTGCCGTCACTGTAATGATGGTCACCACTACGTGAACCTACATTACCTATATCTAATCTACTCGCTGCAGGTAAATCAATTTCTAATGCTCCTCCAGAAGTAAGACTAGGTGTTATAATACCCGCTGGAAAAGAAATAGGAGCATTTTGAGCGATTGGAAACTTGATATAATTTGCATCTAATACTGCTTGTTCTTCAGCGGACAATTCAGGAAGATTCCATGCAGAAGGATTAAACAATGATGTAATAGGGTCAGGTGGCGGTTGTGACGACATTCTTATTATAGATAAAGATTTTAAGGTTTTAAGACTTTGGTCTTAAATTTCTATGCTTAATGTATTATGACCGAAAACTTCTATGAGAAGAAGGACATGCAGAAGTATCTGAAGAAGACGCACAATCCTCACATTGATACACATCATATTAAAATTCCTTTCCGTATGCTCATTTGTGGTTCATCCGGTAGTATGAAAACCAATACGCTTTTGTCTCTGATTGCACTCATGCCTGATACCTTCAGCAAAATCTGGATTATTACTAAACACAAAGACGAACCCTTATACAATTACTTATACGATAAGACCGGAGGCAAGAAAGGTAACGTAGTCATTACGGAGATAGACAAAGATGGATTTCCAGACATTAACAAAGAGTTTAATCCTGAGGAAAACAATCTGTTAGTGTTTGACGATTTGGTGAACGAATCGGCGAAAAAACTTGCCCCTGTTATGGACGCATTCATTCGGGCGAGGAAGCGTGGATGCAGTCTTGTATTTATTACCCAGTCTTTCTATGGCACTCCTAAACTCATTAGAAACAATCTTACTCATATCATTCTGAAGCAGGTCAGTAGTATGAAAAACTTAACGATGATTAGTCGTGAATGTTCACTGGACTTGCCTAAGAAAACACTCGTAGACATGTATAAAGACGCTACCAAAGAAAAGATTGGATTTCTGATGTTTGACTGCGATGCAGGAGAGGACAAGAAGTTTAGGAAGAACTTTGATGAATATTACGAAATTGATGAATCGGAAAAGAACTAATGTAGTTTCTTTACCTCTACATACCAAATCACAAGACGATTATAGACAGAAATAGATTTGATATACAACCAAGACCCAAGAACTTTACACGCTTGTTTCATTCGTCGCATTTATATACTCAAATGTTTTGAGTAGCATTGAGACAAATCCTGTAGAAGCACCTCGCAACGTTTAGGGGTTAATGCCATGCACCACTTGAGTGCCTTTTCTTTCTGAAGGCAATCGTCCATTATATTATACGAAAAGATTTTCCTTCCTGCAGTGTCCAATCACCTTTCTTAAAACAAATCCAACTATAGCGACCATACCAGCACGGAATATTTAAGAGTCGTATAAATACTATCTTCCAACCTGATTTCAAATACTTATGAAGACGACAAGGAGTTAAACTATTGACCATTTGATTATTAAGAAGTAACCATACTTCATCCGTCGCTACCTTGAGACAGTGTTCTATGACTGAGACACAGATATTCTTTTTATTTTGGTCATGGAACGGCGGATTGGTAATGATTTTGGTTGGACTGCCTTCATATTTAAAAAAGTCCAATCCATCCTCTATCTCACAACGCTCTTTGTTTCCGGGAATTAAATTATAGAAACGATTTTCACGTCCTGCACAGGGTTCCAGTGTAAGGTCACCCGAGACAAAAGTAATATCCTTTAGCAGTTCCTGAACAATATTTACGGGTGTATAATGAGATGCAGGACATGTCATTCTATACTATAATGTATTTTCTTTGTGCCTCTTTTAAACCCAATAAATGGAGTAATATTGGGTTTACGAATAATAAATATCTTATCCTCATTAAAACAATACCTAAATACCTTCAAATCAACAACTGCATCTTCAGTCATCATTCGCTCTGTCTCTTTCGCCTTCTTTTCGCTACTCACTTGACAAAGCATATTGATTCCACACCGAGACACACTGACTTTATAGTAGTTGCTAATCTGTTCTATCATTATTATAGTAAGTGACGCAACTCTAAATCCTTTAACATTATAAAAACTACAAGTATTATATAATGGCAAATGTGTATCCTTTCAACGAAATGAGTCCAAACCTTACTATAGGAGAACGTATGCCTATAAGAGTAGATAATGATAGTAATTTATTTGAACTTGAACTTGAACTAAAAAGATTAGAGAGACAAATGGATTTATATACTGATGCTCAAGATAATGCAGAAACAGAACAAGAAAATGACCAACTACAGGATATTATACACCTCATTGCAGGATATGTAGATAGAGTAGAGACTTTAATTCAGAATAGAAAAAAAAGGGTTTATAAGAATACAAATTTACAAGGGGGCAGGATTAATCAGAAAGGCAAAGGACCTTTAATGTCAAAAATGAGTCAACGTCCTGTAGAAACTCCTACACGACAACCAACACCACGATTAGATGAATTGAATCAATTCTTAGAAAAGGTAGATAATATACTTGAACTTAGACCAAATGCTATTCTTGTTAAACCTGATATAGTAGATGGATTATTGAAACATATGGAAATAATAAATAGGTATGAAACTCCATTTCTTGACAAGGCAAAAAATCATCTCATCAATATATTACGACACTTTGATAAAAAGGGAACTTTATTTAAAGAAGATGGAGTATCATTAGGTCAGTTTTTTGATGGGTTTGAAAATGATGAAAGAATGGTAGATGCCTTAGAGTTTATAAATAAAAATAAAGAGTCTATTAAAAAACCAGTTAAGAGATATCGGGAATATCCAGAGAGACTAAATGTGACACATAGGGATGGAATTCCTCCTCTTGACCGTGATATAACAAATATTATTCAAGATTATTTAGCACCTGGAGCAAGACGTCCAAAACCTGGAAAATATTTGCATACACCAGCGGCAGCAGCACCAGCGGCAGCAGCAGCACCAGTGGCAGCAGCAGCGGCAGAAGAACCTACAGAAGGAGGCATGATTATCAAGCAGAAACTCAAAGGATTTGAAATCTCTAACGACGGTTATGGCGTAGAGATAGACAAACTCTTTACGCAAATTACCAAGCGAACTCTGGTAGATATCATGAAACAATTGGGTGAGACAGAGAACGAATATGCTCTCATGAAAAAGTCTAAATTAGTTCTTACCAATTACTTTATGTCTAAATATGCTTCCAAGACTCACACGGGTAGCAAAGTCGTTGCAGACAACCGTCGCAAGAAAAAGGAAAAGTATGATTCACCTGAAGAAAAACGTAAAGCAGAGTTTACGAAAGAACGAAACAAAAAACTTATTAAGGAACGTTTTGAGGCAAGTAAACCAAGACCTCCGCCCATAAGGCGAAAAAGTGTCGGCGAGAAACCTGTATCTGTAAAACCGGTAAGACCTGCACCTGTAAGGCGACCTGACCGATTTGTCTAAAATAAAATTGATTGGAAAATATAAGACTGAGAAAGGTATAAAATGATGAATCTCCAAGAGTATCTTCATGATTGTGCCGAATCATCTATGCAAGATTATCTAGAAAATAATAATGTTAATCCTTAATCATAAGATGATTACCATGAGTGGGTAGAAACCTTTGTAAATAGTGAAGAAGAATGGTGGGATTTCAATCTGACTTCTTTGAACTATTATCATTTTCAAGAACTGCTTGGAACAAATCTGGACTTTTGTGAAGAGTTTGGAATTACAGACCAACCTACAGATATTAAAAAAATGATGCGTAACTATGGATATTTCTGGATAAATCAAAAGGTTGACTCTTATATGGATTTGTGGAAAGCAAACATAGAGATGTTGCAACGTGAACATAATAATCAGGAATAAGTTTTTTTATCATAAGTCTTAAAACTGAATTAGAAAATTGATAAGAATCTAATTCAGTTTTTGAAAGCATAAAGCATTTAAAATGGACTCTAAAATCGCATCTATCATTTCAGCAGTGAAAGAAGAATTGAAAATGAAGCAGAAACAGAAAGATAATGTTATAACGAAGAATATGAGTGAGACTACCAAAATATTCAAGCGATTATTGGTAGTAGATTGTCTCTTATTAACTGCTATCCTGAATCGTTCTACTAAAGTTGAACTTAAGCGTATACAAATCAAGTCTCGTGAGGTAATGAGTATTTGGTTAGAAATGTTTGAAGAAAATGGTTCTGAAGGTGAATACTTGGAAGTAGCAAATGATTGCAAATATTTAAATGACCGATATGATTGGTTGATTCATATTCTTGGCGTATAAGTTTTTTATCATAAGTCTTAAAACTGAATTAGAAAATTGACAAGAATCTAATTCAGTTTTTATTTGTATCAAATCATGTCTGTGAATGAAGACGACGAGACAACTATGCAAACTACTGTGAAATTTATTACGACTAAAGAACGCAAAACCATGCACGTTGGCAGTCTCATGTTTCCGGGTTATTACTATGACTGCGGACACAATGTAGACAAGAAACATTTGAAGAAACAATTCGCTAAAGAACTAGAAGGTAAGCGTATCATGGGTGTGCTAATTCATACAGAAGACAGTTCTGAATTCAAGAATATTCAAAATAAGTCTATCCAATATAAAACTAGAATGATTGGTTGTGAAAAGATGGATGGCGCATACCGTGCCAGATTGGAAGAAACAGACCGATATTTCTGGTGGACTGACCATCCTGTCGGAGATGCTATCATTGTTTACTCAGAAATCAAGAAGAAGTCTAAGGCATAAGTTTTTTAATAAGTCTTAAACCAAAAATAAAATTGATTAGAAACTGAATAAGTTTTTGACAGCATAAAACAGCATGAGGAAGTGTGATTATTGCTCTAAAAAGTTTCTTGGCGCAGGATTTATCCTTGAACATAACAATGATACTACTACAGACTTTTGCAGTCGTAATTGTTTTGAGAAAAAGTTTCGTGGTTATGCGCTAGGAGTTCTTGAGGATATTGAAAGTAGCAAACCCAAGAATGCTTTGACCAAACGATATAACAATACTCGTAAAATATTCTTTCGGGCGTGTCTCAATGATACTCCTACAGAACAATTGAAAAAACTGAAAGCACCTGCAGACAATGCGATGACAGATATGTTAGAACTTCTAAATGATGAAGTTCAAGCAGGAATTGAGACAGAACAAGAATATCTTTATACAGCAGACTTTCTAAAACACCGTTCTAGATTTATGACTATAATGATTGAGGTTCTTGGAAAGTAGATTCTTTTTCATATATGAGACTCATATCTTAGAGTATAGGTATGGGTATACGTTTACAATAGACAGCATGTGTAGACCATTCTATCATCTCTTCTATATGTTGTGGAGTCTTCATTTTTTGATGAAACTTATCATGGTAATGCCATAGTTGTTCAGGATTTTTTAATACAATATCCTTTATGATTTCAGAATATAACCATTTCCAATTTATAGTTCTACAGCAAAGACATTTGAGAAGAGGTAATAGTTTGTCTCGGGGTCTATTAGTTATATCACGCTGAAATTCAGATTCCATCTCATGAAAACAATCAAAGCATATCTTACCCTCTTGACAAGTATCACACTTAAATATATAATCTTCTTCGTAACAAACACAACAAGTCATTCTATCTTTATAGATTCTATTTTAAACTATTCAATTTTTATTTTCATATATGAGACTCATACCTTAGAATCTTTTTTTTCTATAATCACTAAGACTTATTTTTTTATTTAACTCCAAAATAAAAAGGAGTTAAATAAAAAGGAGTTAAATAAAAAATTCAGTAGGGAAGAAAGAAAGATTTTAGGATTTAGAATATAGGAAAGTCATTTCTTCCTTCATCCATTCTTCTAATTCTTTTTTATCTGTCTCTTCTAACTTAAAGTCTTTTACCTTGCAACCATTTTGACCAGCATATTCTTTTAGCATATTATAGTAGTGTGTAATTACAAAAAAGATACGGGAAGAAGAATAATTTTTCTCATCAAATGGACCAAACCAATGACAAGGATAGTTATTTATCCAATAACATATATCCTTCATACCTTTATCAATCACAAATACTTTATCTTCTTCATACTCTGCAGAGAAGTCACGTTTAAAAAGTTCTTGGAAAGTAACGTGACCATAATATAAGTTCATATAATCATCTATTGTTGCTCTTAATGCTACTCTATCCATAAACTTATCCATACCTTTAGACCTTTCCATTTCTCTCTGAGTAATGACTCGCTCAGGTTTTGCTTGTTCCTTCATCTTTTCTCTCAACTCTTCTTCCATCTGTTCTAGTTCCAATTCTTTTTCCATTTGTAATTGTTTTACCTCTACTGTCTTCTCAAAAGCAAGTTGCTTGACTTCAAACTTGAGTTCTTTCTTTTCTCTCTTGATATCCGCCAACTGCTTTGCCAGTTCAGGTTTCATCTTACTTTTATGTTTAATACAACCCATGTGCTTGTCGTAATGACTTTTCTGACCAAACTTTTGGTCGCACACCTTACATTCATACAATTCATCCAATATCTTAGGCATTTCATATAATTGCAATTATATTTTATATTGTTTTCACTATAATAGTATAAAGACATACCAGATATGTATATATCATGTATGAATGCATCTGCTGCAACTATCGCTCCAAACTGAAGCATCATTTGGAACAGCATAACAAGACACAAAAACATCGTATGCTTTCAGAATATGTGCGTCCTGCATTAGAAGATTATGAGAAACGATTGGAAACAATGACATTGAGACATATACAAGAAGTAAAGGATTTGTATGTGTCTCAAGAACGGGAACGTAAGGACATGGATAAAGAAATGCGATTAGAAGTGTTTAAGACCGTGATGAATCAGTAGGTGCTTCCTTTGCGTCGTTCATTTGGTCTATAATTTTTTGCTCATCTGGATGCGGAGGAAAGTAATCGTCAAACTTACCGCCCTGCACGAAACTAGCGACTTTTGCTCCATGATAGGTTTCCAAATACTTATCTGTAATAGACCTCAGAATCTTAGGTAAGATTTCTACGAAATGCAGTGCAATTTTCTGTAGTCGTTTAAAAGAAAGCACATCATTCTCCTCCTGTATTTCTTGACACTGAATATAACCTCCATAAAATAAGGTCATATTTACCACAATAGTCATGTAAAGTCCTGCTCTAACTCTTTTCTCATTTGTATCAAGCGAATCTATAAGGTCCGCCCAGATATCGTTATGCAAAATCTTCAGAGCAAAGTCTGTTAGGATTTTTTGTTCTACCATAATTTTTCCAATAGCAATGATTAGTTCTGTATCATTTAATTCGGGTGTCTCAACGACTAGTTCTGCCATGCTTCGCTCTAGTTGTGGAATTTCCATCTTAATATACAACAAGATTATGTCTTTAACCAAAAATCTATGCCTATACTATTATGAAGACTCTTATTCTAAATCAGACGAATGTGGTTGCAGGAACAAATAACACCCTGATGGAGTATACCTTTCCGAGTGGAGGTATTCAACTAAAACAAGGTCAACAGGTTGCATTGGGAAGTATTACTATGTATAACTCAACTCCTAACATTGCGCCAGTGTATGTCAATAACTCGTTTCAGTATCAGTGGATAGATAATTTGCCATATACTGTTTCTATTGCAACTGGTTTTTATGAGATTAGTGATTTGAATAACTATATGCACCAAACTATGTTGAACAATGGACATTATCTGATTGAGAACAGCACAGGTAACTTCGTATGGTTTTTGACCATGGCAGTGAATGCTTCTACCTATGCGATTGATGTGGTCACGTATCGTATGAATACGACTCTTTTTCCAATTGGAGCAGGAACTACTCAATATTCTTATCCTGCGACTACTGTATCTCCATGGACAAATCCGGGAACGAATCCTTATCCACAGTTGATTGTTCAAAGTAACAATTTCCAGTCTATTATTGGATTTGCAGCAGGTTCTTATCCATCCAGTCTTGCTCTAACTGGAAATAACATTACGACTTCTTCTACATCTATTCCACAAGTGTCGCCTTTGTCCGCTTACACTGTCAAATGTAATCTGGTCAATAACGCTTATAGCATTCCAAACAATCTGATTTATAGTTTTCCTCCAGCGAATGCGTTTGGCGCTCAATTTATTGTGTCTCCGAACCAATATTCTTTTATTGATGTGTCTCCGGGTTATTACAATGTGTTTCGCATAGAATTTACAGACCAGAACAATCGTGGCGTAGTGATTCTTGACCCGAATATTACAGTCTTGATTATCATTAAGGATGCAAATGAATCGGCAGGTTTGTAGAACCAAGGTTCTACGACTCCTTTTGCTTCGCCAAATACCCTACAAAAATCTCAACATAATATATAACATGAAAGCAGTCAAGAAACCCAAACAAGCGAAAGGTATCACTGAAACAATCCGTAAGAAGTTTGAGAAAGTAAAGCGTGAAGGGCAAAAGGCAGCGGATAATCTTGTTTCTACTGTAGTCAATACAGCAGACCAAGTCAAGGAACAAGTCCAAGAAAAAGTAGTTCAACCTATTAAGTCTGAAGTAGATAAAGTAAGCAAGACTGTGAAAGCAGTCGTAGAAGGACCGACGGAATTATCCGCCAGTGTGCGTGAAATCCTTGCAAAGCATGGAGACAAGACCATTACCAAAGCATCTGTTGTGCGAACACCTGTCTCAGGTGTAGTCAAGGAGGCACTGAACGTAGTGTCTTTAGGTGAATTCAAGAAGAAACTTTCCGCTGCTCCTTATGATGATATCTTTCACTTGTTTATGCTTCTTACTTTATCTGACGGGACTACGGTTTCGCTAGAAAAGAATGCGATTATTACGATGCGTGTAAAACCTGACCGTAAGGGGGATAGTCAAGAAGCGAGTCCTCCAGCGGGTCTTACGCTAAATGACTTGATGGCAAATACTGCTAAGAAAATGGGTAAGAAATTCATTCCATATTCTGCTAAAAATATGAATTGTCAACATTTCATTTTGAATGTGCTAAAGGCAAACCAAATGGATACTCCTGCCTTGGATACATTTGTGAAGCAAGATACATCTGATTTATTGGGTAAGGAAGATAGTTTTTTGAATAAGGTATCTAATGCAGTTACTGATTTAGGTGCAAAGATAGCGACTATCCAAGAAGGCGGTGAAGTCAAGGTCAAGAAACCAAACGCTTGGATTTCATTTGTAAAATCTGAAGCAGAGCGCCGAGGCATTTCCTATCGTGAGTCGCTTCGGTCCGCTGAGACAAAAGATGCTTACACAAAATCTAAATAAAACTGATTTAAATACAATACGGTATAATACAGTAGAATGCCAAACTATCAGAATGGCAAAATCTATAAAATCACCAGCGGCGACCTTACCTATATCGGTTCTACGACTCAACCTACCGTAGCGAAGCGACTTGCACAGCATGTTGGTGATTTTAAGAAATGGAAACCTGGAATAGGAAAATGCACTTCTTATGCATTGATAGAATCAGGAGATTATACTATTAGTCTTATAGAGTCTTATCCTTGTAATACAAAGGACGAATTAACCGCACGAGAGAGGTTCTATATAGAATCAATGCCTTGTATAAATAAAGTAAGAAAACTAAATCAAACAGAAGAAGATAGGATACAATCTAAAAAGGAATGGCGTGAAGCAAATCCAACTGCAAATGCAGATTATTATAAAGACCATCAAAAAGAAATTCGTGAGCGTAAGATAAAAAAATATAATGAGACAAAAGATACTATTCCTCAAGAACAAAAGGATAAGATTGCTGCATATCAAAAAGAATATCGTGAAAAAAATAAAGAACGACTTGCAGCATATCATAAGGAATATCAAAAGGAATATCAAGAAAAAAAGAAGAGTATAGTATAATGTCTAGCACATACAAAGCAGTGATGAATGCACTCAAACCATTGACACGAAAAAGAGTTCAACCAAGACGTTCTTTGTCTCAAGCAGTCTTACCCAAGCAAGTAAGAGAATCAGGAAACCCATATGATATTGCCAGAGACAATCTGCTGACGCTTTACACACCAGAAATGGTGCAAGATATATTAAGTGATTTTACACCAGCGCAGTTAGAAGCATTGAATATCTTCTGGACAGACATACAAAAGTCACTCGCTACGAAGATAAACCCGTCAAAACTAATTATTTTGAAAATTATAAAACAGTTTTCATAAAATCTAATTCTATTCTATAGATGCTAGTCCGAAATCTAAGAGAACAGGGTGATTATGAACGTGCGATTGCAGTTCAAGATGAGAATCTTGCTCTCGCTATTGCAAACGAGCAGAATGTTGCATCTGCCCGTAAAAATGTCGCACAGGGAATGATTCCACAACTAACGGAGAAACAACTTCGCTCACGAGAAGAACAAGTCATGGATGGATTGACTACGCTCAATAAGGCAAAAAATAATCTATCTACTATTTTCACACCTCAGCAGGTTGAGTCATTTATGACGGGGATGACAGAAGAGTTCGCTGACTTTGTTAATGTCTATTGGATTGATTTGAAAAAGGAGTTTGAGACAAAGCGTAATCTGACTAAGGTTTACTTTGATAAGATTGTTCAGATGTTTCAACGCAAATTGGAACAACAGGCGGGTATATCTACGGAACGAGTGAATCGTCCAGCGGAATCCAGTTCCATCAATGAAATTGCTGAAATCAAAAAACTTATTCCTGACCGAGAATTGGTTAGGAAACTAGTTATGCGACTCCGAGACCTAAATGAAGACCAACTCGCTCAGATTTATGCGGATTTTTACTATATGCTTCCACCAGACAGTCTTATGGAATTGATTGCTCAAAAACCTGATGTAGAGCGTCAGCGATTGTTTGAAGCACTCCAGCGTCTGTTGCATGGAATAAATCCAAATAATCGTTATTGGAGCGGTCTTCTTACGACAGATAGGCGTAGTCTTATTGATTTGTCACGACAGCAAATGCCAGATTTGTCTAATGAAGGTAGTCTTCTTCAACTTTATGAAGATGTAGTTCCGGGGTATGTAGATGCAGTGATGAAAGAACGAACTACTCTTTTGACCAAAACTTTAAAGCGAGATATTCCACCGGAAGACCCAAGGATTCCATTTGGTCCACCAATGAGACAATCTGCATTTGCAGAAGAACCTTTGCGATTTGAATTTATGGGACAACCTGCTGCATTGCCTGACCCAAGAATGAATCGTCCAACACGCCCCGGACGACCTGCCCCACGACCACCGCCTGTTCGTAGTGGACTCCGATTTTCTGCAGAAGAACCTACCCCTGCGGATGAAGCAAACTTGGGATTTGCAGGATTTTCACAACCCGCTGCTGTAGTCCGTAACACATTAGGAAAAAGTGGAAAGGGAATGAAGTCAGGAAAAGGTATTGCGCCAAAGCAAACGGTCTACCATGACCTTGGTAAGTTTTTGATTAATGGAAATGCTTTGGATAATCAACTGTTGCAGATTAAATATCAAGCGGGTGGTTCCGTTCCGGGATTTAGCAAGAAGATTGCTATCTCAGATACCTTTCAGGATATTCTTAAAACTCTTGTAGATACGGGAAAACTAAACAAGAGTCAGTTCAAAGAATTGGATGATGGTGAGCGACGGGCGCTTGAGACAATCCTAGTCAAGGCAGGAATCGGGGCAGACTTTGGAATCAAGACGATTACACCTACAGATGAACTCAAAAAGAAATTGGATAGGTTTGAACTTCTTAAAGGAATGTATAATGCTGGAAACAATGGTGTAGAAGTCATCCATGAACTGCGTTCGTTGGTTTTGCACTTTATGAATATTGGACGAATTACTCGCCGTGATGCATTGGCAACACTGATGGAATTACAATAAATTAGAATCCTATAGTAATGGATTACACAACAACTTCTCCACAGTTAGAGGATTATGCGAAGATATTGAAAGTGCCTTTGCTAGGCGTTATTTCTAAAGACCAACTACAAGGTAAAATAATGATAGGTTCTTATATTATCAATTTGGAAGATTCAGATGCAGGAAACGGCAGTCATTGGATATTGTTAAAGGTTATGAAACAGGGAATTATTTATTTTGATTCTTTTGGATTACCTCCACCTAAACCTGTGAGACAATATATTGGAAAACATAAACTTGCATCCTCTAACCGTCAGATACAAAATGTAGAAGGAACTACCTGCGGACTCTTTTGTCTCGGTTGTGACCATTACCTAACTCATCAATTAAAACGTAAAGACATCTATGAAAGATTTGATGACTTCTTAAATATGTTCAAGGTCAATACAAAAGAAAATGATAAGATACTACTAGACTACCTAAGGAAGAATGGACTAAACCTATAATCTTATTTTATATCCTACTGAATTTTTTATTTAACTCCTTTTTATTTAACTCTTTTTTATTTTGGAGTTAAATAGAATTTTTAGAAATAAATAATATAGGAATCTATCCTTCGTAAGGTTCTCTATACTTAGTATCTGTAAAGTTAGGTTTTCTTAGTATTAAGATTCTATCTTCTTGAAAGTAATATCTTATTTTAGGTAAATCCACTACAGTATCTTCATTCATCATACGGAGACATTCTACTGCTTCTTGTCTCGTTCGGCAACGCCGTCGCATGACGCATCCTCTCCGTTCGTGATGCACAAAGAAACCTTCGCCAACCGTTTTGGTAATAGAACCCATTGAGACAAATCACATTAAATCTTTAAGTAATATATAATGGCAGCAGCAGAAAATAACGTAGTTAACAATCCTGAAGATAGGTATGACCCTCCAATTTATGATTATTCTTTTAATACAGAAATACGACCTTCTGAATTAGTTGAGTTAAATATACTGAATGATGC